GCGTAGGGGCACCATAATGGAACTCTACATTCAAATCCGTGACGGACAACCATTTGAGCATCCGATCTTTGGCGACAACTTCCGTCAGGCGTTTCCAAAGGTGGACGTAAACAATCTGCCGCCGGAGTTTGCAAAGTTTGAGCGCATTCCGCAGAACGTAACGCCAGAAATCTTTGAGGTTGCGGAAGTTCGCTATGAGTGGGTTGATGGCATCGTCAAGGATGTGTGGTCTGTTCGCCCGATGACGGACGACGAGAAGGCCGAGAAGATTGCGCTATACAAGGCCAATCCTCCATATGCTTCTTGGACATTGGATGAGGCTACGTTAGTTTGGTCTGCACCGACACCGAGGCCGGATGATGGGCTCAAGTATCGCTGGGACGAGGAAACCCTTTCGTGGGTTGTACGTCAGGCTACACAAGCTGAGATTGAGGTATCACCGTGAGCAGGACGTACCCCGGCGGCTTAATTACAAAGACACCCGTTGTTCCTTCCGGGCCATACGTGTGCAGCACTGCTCCCGGCATATGGACAATTGACCAAGTGCTTACTTGGCAAAAGGCGGGGCTATGGCCGTCTGCTACCGGAGGGCAGGCACCGGGTACGTTTGCTATATTTGCTATTGGTAGAAGCTGTGGCGTAAACTCGACAATAAAGAACAAATATACTTATTCTGGGGATGTAAACGCTGTAGCGACATCCTCAACTATTGGTGGGCAATATGGTTCTGCGGCTGGAAACAGCACGCGAGGTATATTTGCGATAGGTCGAAATACCTCCTGTGTTTCCGTAACTACGAGGGATAAACATACGTACAGTGGGTGCGTTGTAGCATCCGCAACTTCAGCAAGCGTTGGGAGCTGGCAAGGGTCAGCGGCAGGAAATAGTACCCGTGGAATATTTGCTTTGGGAGCTAATACTTGTTCCGTACCTTTAGCAACTCGCAACATATATACATATTCGACAGACACAAATGGGACAGCAGCAGCGGCAAGCATAGCCTCACGATTCGGTTCAGCCGCTGGCAATAGCACAGTAGGTATATTCGCTCTCGCTAGCTTTGTTTGCTGTTGCTCAAATACAAGTACAGCAGATCGCAATAAATATACTTACTCAAGTTGCACAAGCGGTTCAGCAACTTCCGCAAGTACAAATGGTCCCACTTGCGGGTCGGCAACAGGGAACAGCACAGTTGGCATATTTGCTCTAGGGAGTGGTACAATTCGCAACAAATATACTTATTCTGGTGATGTTAACGCAGTAGCTACTGCGTCAAGTTCGTCCAATGGTAGGGGTGGTGCTGCTGGGAACAGCACAATAGGCATATTTGCACTGAGTGCAAACACAACTACTCGTAACAAATATACCTATTCAGGCGATATTAATGCGTCCGCAACCGCGTCAAGCGCTCAAGTTTTAAACGGTTCCGCTGCATCAAACGGCACTACGGGGGTAAATATCTAAATGAACAGCAAGCCACATCGAAATAACTCAGACTTTCAACTTCGCTATTTTATGGCTGGCTCTTGCTACACGCCTGATGGGGCGTGGGCATTGTTGTACGGCCAGAAGATCGATATGGAAGTGAAGGTTGAGCATTCAAAAGCGCAGAAAATGAAACGCGAAGCTAAAATAATGGAGAATGAAGCGGTCATTGCTGACCCGGACAAGAAACCTTGGGAGAAGATGGTTGCCGAGGCTACAATTATTGAGTGCCGATCTGCTGAAGATACGTGGCAGAACAATCATCAGGCCGCTATTATGGAATTGCAAACCATCAATGAGCTGATGGCAGAACTTGAGCCGCAACGTAAATACGGCCACCTGCCTATGTTGGAGGCTAACGAAGCCCATCAGCGGGATGAGTGGCTCGGAGAATTGCAGGGCCGTGTGGAAAACTTCATTCTATCGCAGGGCAATATCCCGCACGACCACCTGAACACTATGCGCTGCCATCCCGATTTTGAGACAAAGATCGTCCCGCACATTAAGCAGGTTTTCACGGCTCTGGCCGGTAAAAGTGAACGCCTTGATCTTCTTACTCGTCAGGCTCCCATTTTCTTGGAGGATAAATCGTGACCGGATACGTCAAGACAACCATTGAAAATCAGTTTGTCGAGTACCCTTACGGCGCTGAAGAACTGATGAGGGATAATCCCGGCCTTGGCTACACGCACTATTCTAACTTTGTGGAGATATTTCCTCAAACGGACGCATATAAATTAAACGGCTATCGACTCAGCTATGTTGAAATTGATGCCGATCCAACGTATGACGGTAAGACGCAGACGGTTTCTCGTTCGCCTGAACCGTTTGTGCGTGATGGTAAATGGGTGTTTTCGTGGATTGTCCGCGATTTTACCCCCGAAGAAATTGCCCACATAGAGAAGATGAAGGCAGAACTTCGTCAGCCTTGAGGGGAAGGTTATGACAGACGAACTTGAGCCAATACACTGTTTTCCTACGACTATATATGCTGTTAAGAAACCGGAATTTTTAGATACAGTTCGTCTCGTCGTCGATGAATACATTGAGAAGCGCAAGTCAGAACAGGGTCAGCCCAATGAAGTTTACCCTGTTCATATGACTGACAGTCTCCTTGAAGACCAGCGCTTGGGGGACTTCTGCTCATATATTGGCAGCACGGCGTGGAATATCCTTGGCAGTCAAGGATATGATATGCCTAAATTTAGCACTACCTTCACAGAAATGTGGGGCCAGCATCACTACAAATACTCAGGGATGGACCAACACGTTCACCCCTATGGTTCTCAAATTATCGGGTTCTACTTCATCAGGACGCCAAAGAACGGTTCTGCGGCCATCTTCCACGACCCTCGCGCTGGAAAGGTTCAAGCCAGCCTTCCTGAATTTGACATGAAGCAGATCAGCGGCGCAAGCAACTCAATCAATATTGCCCCCGAAGAGGGGACGATGATTTTTACAAACGCTTGGTTGCCGCATTCATTTAGCCGCAACGGCTCTGAAGAAGCGATGACGTTTATTCACTTCAATCTCGGCGTCATTGTAAATCCTCCTGCTGAAGCGGCAGAGGTGATTTGATGAAGTATCATATCCGTTACAACAAATCAGCGGGTGAGCCCGGCAGGGGGACGCTCGACCATAAGTGGCGCGTGTTTCAAGATGGCAAAGAGTACCTTTTCAAAAACTTTAAGGTTAACGTCCCGTGTCATAACGAGCTTGCTTATGGTGATTGGAACTTGGCTTGTGAAGGTGTTCTTGTCATAGATAGGGAAACCTCAACAGCCACGATAAATTTGGCGTAGGCAAATCAAGTTAAAGGCCACGATCAGGGGGGCGCTATGCCGACAAGTTCACAATCTGGCAAAGCCAGCATCAAATGGGTTATGTCAAAGCTGCCGGAGCCAAAGACCGCTCTGGATATAGGCTGCGGCGAAGGCACTTACGCAAAGCTGTTCCCAAAGTTAGCTTTTACCGGCGTTGAGATTTGGGAGCCTTACGCAGAGAAGTACGGTCTACAGGCTCTCTATCAAAACTTCATCCTTCAGGATGCCCGCGAGTTCTCGACCGACGAGCATTTCGACGTGTGCTTTCTTGGGGATGTCCTTGAGCATATGACGGTAGCCGAGGCAACGGCTCTTGTTGAAAAGGCAAAATCTTGGGCGGATACGGTCATCATCAGCATACCAATAGGCCATTACCCGCAAGACGAATACGATGGTAATCCCTATGAGCGCCACGTCAAAGACGATTGGTCGGATGCCGAAGTCAAAGAGGCTTTTGGCAAGCCAACTTGGTCGATTGTCGATGGCGAGATAGGGGTATACGTTTACTCCAAGCACAAGATCGCCTTGAGCTATTGCGTATACGCGGTCAGTAAAAACGAGGAGCAGTTCGTTGAACGATTCTGCAAATCGGCTAAGGATGCTGATTATATCCTTATTGCGGATACTGGAAGCACTGACAGAACGGCTGACCTTGCTTTCGAATGCGGGGCGGTTGTCCACGATATTTACATCAGCCCTTGGCGTTTCGATCTCGCTCGTAATGCTTCTCTTGCTCTTATTCCCCGGAATATTGACATCTGCATCAGTCTGGATTTGGACGAGGTTTTAGAGCCCGGCTGGAAAGAAAAGATCGAGGAAGTCTGGATACCGGGCAAGACGACGAACCTCTGGTATTACTTTGACTGGGGCCACAATCTCCGGTTCCCCTACCGCAAGATTCACAGCCGCCACGGCTACCACTGGCATCATCCGTGTCATGAAGACTTGCGGATTGACGGTCGCGTTGAGCATGTCACTGCTTGGTGCAACCACCTTCTTGTCAGCCATCACCCTGACCCAACTAAGAGCCGTGGGCAGTATATGGAAATACTGGAGGTCGCCGTCAAAGAGGACGACAAAGACCCGCAGCATTTCTTCTACTACGCTCGCGAGCTGACGTTCTACCGGCGCTGGGATGAGGCCAAGAAGGCTCTCACGACCTATCTGGGCATGAACGCTGCCAGCAATC